GCGAAGGGAGGGCGGTAGTGAGTGTAAATTACACCCAAAAAGCAAACATGTTTTGGAACGCCCCGCCCATTGGAATACTTACTCACCACGTCTCCAGATCGTATTCCAGATTGTGCCAACCATTGATCTCTCCCATCATCTCCTCCACTGAACTCTCCAAAGCTTGAGGGTGACTCATACTTGGGAAGTGAGCCAGCATATCTCCATTTCGCATAGGATCTGACATTTGCGAAATTCTTGATGAGGCCTCTTGTATCCACCTCTCCGTATATGTCGAGAAACTCGTCCTGAGTCTCGCACAGGTGAGCAATCGCCTCGAGGCCAGCAATCGTTCCAGGTCTACTTCCGCTCGGCCTCTCGAGCCCCCCTGCAACAACGTCTCCATCCTTGATTGCATAATCATATCCTTTCTCTGGAGTTCCTTTAGAAGGGCTAACGTTTGGGTGCCTACCCTCCACATCGAGAATATCCACGCGTCGAGAACGGAACTTCCGGCCGAAGTCAACAAACACGTGAAGATGAACTCCTCCAGTTGTTGGGTGTAACTCTCTGGCGACGATACACTCAGCACCGAGTGATGACAAATGATTGCTGACAGCCCATTCGTCAAGGTCTCCGCATTGTGCATATGTGAGAAGCACATACTTGGAATTGATAAAGTACATATGGCACGTGACAAATAAGTGTGTCCTCAAGGTGTGTCCTGCGAAACTAATATTATACGCAGGACAGAGGACACAGCTCACCTATAAATACGTGGCCTCCCCCCTCAAGCTAGGGATCAAAAATGCCTCAAGGAGACGATCCGAAATTGCCGTGGAACCAGTTTCCCGCCAAGCCACCCCCTCTTTCCCGCCAAGATGCCATACTACAAGAAGCGCTCCCGATTCGTCCGAAGGCGCCCCGCAGCCAAGAAGAAGTATGGTGGGCGGAAGCCAATAAGGAGAACATACCGCCGAAAGACCACAACAAGGAAGGGGATCTTGAACTTGACAAGTCGAAAAAAACGTAATACGATGCTTGCGTACAGCAACACAACACCTTCCGGCGCGTCACAAACTACAACAGTATCGCCCCTGTATGTCACAGGCGCTACTGGCGCGCTCTGTCTTTGGAATGCAACAGCACAGTCGCTCTACACCGCCAGTAATTACAACACAGTTGTTGACCAGTCAGCACGAACAGCAACAACCTGCTACATGGTAGGCCTCTCTGAGAGACTTCGCATTCAGACTAGCAGTGGTCTCCCTTGGTTTTGGCGTCGCATTTGTTTTACCACTAAGGGAGAATTCCCTTCTGTTACATCTCCTTCACCGATCAACCCTGAGACATATTATGTGGATACATCCAATGGCATCAATCGTTTGTGGCTGAACCTTAATATCAATAATTCCAGTAATGCCTTGGCAGCACTCCAAGGTATCCTCTTTCGAGGTCAGCAGGGAAAAGACTGGGACGATTATCTCACGGCTCCTGTAGATCCTACCCGTGTTACGAAAAAGTATGACCGGACTGTTACTTTCAGATCAGGCAACGCTCTTGGCATTGTCAGGGAACCCAAGCTGTACCACCCTATGAACGCTAATCTCGTTTACGATGACGATGAGAACGGCGATGCAGAGCAGACCTCTGCTTATTCTACTGATTCAAAAATGGGAATGGGTGATTATTTTGTGTTGGATATTATTTTGCCAGGAACAGGTGGAAGTGCAACAGATTTGTTGCAGCTAAGATCTACATCTACTCTCTACTGGCATGAAAAATAGGCTCATTTACTTCAATGAAAAAACAATTGGCGTTCAGCCAATCAATATCCCCTTGACAAAAAGTCCCCTTTAACATGTGACACTCCATTTCCTCCCTTGGGTCCCTATTGGCACACCAAATTGATGGTCTTCCCCACTTAAAAAGCTTAGGATCGTGATACAGCGCCTTGACCATAAATTCCTGTTGGGCACCCAACCAATCTTTCCATCCATGAAAAAACGCAATTCCACCTCTCATATCGTCAAAGACTGCATACTTGACGTCATCAGCACATGCTAATGCATCACCTCCTGAAAACGCCCCTCCAAAATACACGTGAGTACCGAGGGAACGAGCCCAAGATGTTTTCCCAGTACGTGATGGCCCATACAGAACCAACGATTTAGGTCCTACCAACAGTTAGCATAAAGCGAACGCGGGGACCCCCCGGGAGCGAGGGACGAGCGAAGGGAGGGCGGTAGTGAGTGTAAATTACACCCAAAAAGCAAACATGTTTTGGAACGCCCCGCCCATTGGAATACTTACTCACCACGTCTCCAGATCGTATTCCAGATTGTGCCAACC